GACTGAGATGGGCGGTGCGCTAACTGCCCCTACAGCTACAACGCTCGGCGGCGTTAAAGCGAATGTCGGCGTTGCTGGCGAAGTCGTCTCCGGTATCGCTGCTGATGGGTCGCTTATCTATACATCTCCCGTATCTGGGAACGCTCTTTTATGGGGCGGTGTTACAAACAACATCATTTGGGGAGTTTAAAAGATGGCTGCTATTGATTTAAAAACGCTTGCCCCTGACACTACATTTCCAGTAGGAGCGGTATTATTTGGCGCTGACAGCCAAACAGCCGCGTCTCCGTCAGTGTATCCGCTTTCATCCATTCGTATCCCCGAATATGCTGTTGATTTAGCTGGCGGCGTTACGATTGATACGACTGCTGGAAAGTATTTTTCTAAAAGCATAACGAGTGCCGTTACCTTAGGGGTTACAAATGTTCCAGCAACGGGAACGCTTTGCTGTTTCATGCTTGAGATTACAAATACAACAGGCTCATTAAATCTATGGTCAAATATTAAATGGCCGAGTGCTGTTGTCCCTTCCATTACGCCGAACGGGAAGGATATTTTCGGGTTTATCACGAGAGATGGTGGAGCTACGTGGAACGGCGTTTTAGTTGCGAAGGATGTTAAGTAATGACCGCAACTGATTTAATTTTAGCGGCTCCTTACGCAAGGGTTTTAAAAGGCCCCGGCGAGTTAGGGTTTGGCGTTGGCTTATATACAGCGGGGGCTTTACCCGCTGGCTTTACTGCTATGGCAAACAATACAGACCCGACAAACGAGAATTACGGGAATTACCAATATACAGATGGCTCAATATTGGTATTTATTCCAAAGTTTTATTATCGCATCGGCTCATCAGTTAGCCCGAGATTTCCTAACTTTGGATTAAATGCGATTGATATACTTTTCTCTGACACGTATGCCACAGAGGCTTTAGCGAATGCGGCTGGATATGCTCTTCATAGGGCATTTAAGGACGGCGGGGCTGAAAAAAGTGGGTTTTTCATAGATAAATTCCTATGCAGTAAAAATGGTGTAGCTTCCGGCAAAAGTATTAAAAACGCTGCTCCAATATCGCTTACGACAGATGCAAACTATAACCCTTCTAATGTGATGACGGGGTGTTCTGGAATTTTAGCTGATGCGCTAGTCTTGTCTAGAGCGCGAGGCGCAGGGTTTAACTGCGCGTCTATATTTATGTATGACGCTCTCGCTAAGCTATCGCTTGCGTGTTCTCAGTCATACTCTAGCACAAATAATATTGCGTGGTATGGCGCGACGAATAATTTCCCGAAAGGATGCAATAACGGCGCGCTGGCAGACGTTAACGACCCGACCGTAACCTTTCAGCAATCTGGCACGGCTCCGGCTAATGTTAAGCCAAATACGGGCTCCGCTAGTAATTTGGCGAAAACAACACATAACGGCCAATCAAGCGGAGTTGCTGATTTAAATGGGGCAATTTGGCAAGCTGTTTTAGGCATTACGACAGCCGGAGCTAATGCGACGGATACGGCTCAAACTACATCAGGGGATGCATATGTCCTTAAGTCAAGCGTATCCTTATCTTCGCTAACATCAGGATTTGGCGGTGCCACGGATGCGTGGGGAACTGGGGCAAATCTTTCAGCGAACTATGACTATTATGCTGGCTTCCAGCCGTGGCTAGGAACCACAGACTGGGAGCGGTTCGGCAATGGGGCAAATCAAGTATTTAGCGGCGCATTGAATGGCGTTGATTACCTTAGAAGCTGTTCAGGCATTGCTTTGCCTACGGGGATGAGTGCGGCGGGGACGCCGCTATTTGGTGAAGATGGGAATTATAGATATGGACGCGCTAATCTTTTCCCGTTGGCCTCCGGCTCTTGGGGCAACGGCACGGGCTCCGGTGTGTTTTGTCGTTCTTGGACCCTCAGCCGGACGAGCGTCGACCTCTACGGGTTTCGTGCTTGCGCCTACGGGTCGTAGCTTGAGGGAGCGGCGGTAGCCGCGCACAATAAAATGAGAGCCGACCCAGAAGCTGCAATAGTTCATAAATGTAGGGAGTTAATTTTGCTTCTAAACATACATTTGAACCATTTCCCAAAACATGAAAAATATGGTCTATGTCAAGCTATAAGAGTATGCCTATATGGGGTATTTGGATTAATTATAGAATGCCAGAAAAGATATCATAACAAGACAAGCCTAACAAAATTAGATGTTCAGCATGAGCAGCTTAGGGCTTTTGTTAATCTGGCATTTGAAATGGGTTATTTTTCTTACCACAACAGTAAGAAAATAAGAGATGATGCCGAAACGCTCAGAAGATATACGGCTATATCTGTTCTAATTAATGAACTCGGAGCGATGATTGGTGGATGGGTTCGGAGCTTGCGCCTTACAGCGCAGCCCGGATAGGGTGGACTATTATCATGCTTTTCCCGTTGGCCTCCGGCTCTTGGGGCAACGGCACGAACTCCGGTGTGTTTTGTCGTAATTGGAACAACAACCGGACGAACGACAACAACAACAACGGGTTTCGTGCTTGCGACTATAGGGCTTGCCTGACATTCTGTTTAGGAAAAACTGGCTCTATAGGGATAGCTTCATCCTGCGATATGGCGAAATCGGCAGGGCATAGCGTTCTAGTATCTTATGAGAACGTCCGCTATGCCTAAGCGATTTGGAAATCTATACGATAAAATGTTCACTGAAGAGGCGCTTTACAAAGCGTATCTCTCAGCAAGAAAGAAAAAGAGAAAGAAATCAGCGGTATTTAAGTTTGAAAAGAGCCTAGGCTCAAACATACACAGACTTCACGAAGAGCTAAGTTCTGGAACATATAAGCCGCGCCCATACAAAACATTTAGCGTTAGAGACCCTAAGCCTAGGCTTATATTTGCCCCTCATTTTAGAGACGTAATTGTTCAACATGCTATGTATGCCTTTTTATATCCTATAATGGACAAAACATTTTCGTATGAAAGTTTTGGGTGCAGGATAGGTAAGGGAACGCATAAGGCATCAGATAGAGCGCAGAAATATCTTAGGTCTTCTCCTGAAGGCAGCTACATACTTCAGTTTGATATAAGAAAATACTTTTACCGAATAGATAGAGAGATATTGCAAAAGCTCTGGGAGAAAAAGATAAAAGATGAAAGAGTTTTGCGCCTTGTAAGGATATTTGCAGAATACCCAGACACGACCGGTATCCCAATAGGAAACTTGCTTAGCCAGTTAGGGGCGTTAATTTACTTAAATCCTCTTGATAGCTTTATAAAAAGAGACCTTAAAATAAAAAGATATGTTAGATATGTTGATGATTTTATCATATTTGGATTGAGCAAAGACGGCGCAAATGAGTACAAGAAGACAATATCTGACTGGCTATCTAAAGAGCTAAACCTAGAGCTATCTAAGTGGATTATTCAGCCAGTTAAGCGCGGAGTGAACTTCGTTGGGTTCAGGACGTGGAGAAAGACAAGGTTTGTTAGAAAAAGAGCGATGTATAATTTTAGCAAATCATTAAGAAAGGCAAAAATTGACAGCATTAAAAGCAGCTTGAGCCACTCTATAAACTCCGCAAGCCACAGTTACTATCTACGCAAAATACATGAGGCAGGACTATGTATATAGATACAGTTACCGGGACATATCCACTGACAGAAGATGAGGTCAAGGCTAAGTTTCCAGATACGCTTTTCTCTGCGCCATTCGTCCCGCCGCCGGGATTTGCTTTAGTCGCGCAAACTCCGCATCCGCAATGGAACCCTGTTATCGAAAGCGTAACAGAGGGTCGCCCAGAATTAAAAGCAGATGGCTGGGTTAGAACGTGGGAAATACACAAGACATACGCTACGCCTGAACAAGAGGCTGCTGCGATTGCTGCTGATAAAGAGCAAAAGCTCATTGAATGGCGCAAGACTGCTAGAGTTAGCGCTGCTAATGGCAGGAAGAACTTAGCCAAAATTGGCAAGCTAACTGATGTGGAAAATATATTTGCTGCATCAGGCGCTTCAAGCGAACTTAGTATTGATTGGGAATATGATACTGAGTGGGAGCGCAATTCTCCGCTCATCAGCGCAATGCTTCCAGCATTAGGTAGTGAAGCAGTAGTTGATAGAGCGTTTGAGGTAGCTGCCTAATCATGCTCGGAACCCGCCCCTTAGCGTCAAATCCGTTAGCCGCTACCGGCGGGATTGCGAATAAATTCGTTATTGGCGCAACTGAGGCGAGAGATATTGCTCGCATCAAGTTCGGCACAGGCTTTGAACTAGGGTTTGCCCTGACCGAGGCCGCAGACGTTGCGTCTATGGCAATGACGCAGGGTCGCACAGTTCAGTTTGGTTTAACTGAAGCGGCTGACGTTGCGGCAATCAATCTTGATAGCAGGATTAAGTTCAATTTTGCGGTATCTGAGGCTAAAGACGTAGCAAGGATAAATCTCCTACACGCTGACGAGTTCAATATATGGGCGACTGAAGCGGCTGATACGGCTGCTTTTGTTTTAAATCATGTAGGCCCAATAACACTTGATGTAACCGAGCAAGCTGACATAGCTGCAATGAACATCGGTTTAGGTATCAATCTTAGAATAAATGCGAGTGAGGCGAGAGACGTAGCGGCGATTAATTTCACCCGCTCTCGTTTTCTTCGCATAAATGCCTCAGAGCGTCCCGACACGGCTCGTATGCTTATGGGCAAGCCAGTCAGAGTAACGATTAATGTAAGTGAGCTACCTGACAGAGCGGCTCTGTCTATACTGAAAAGCCCCGGCATGAAGATTGTGGCGACTGAGTTGCCTGATATTCTTGCTATGCGGATGAATAATGAGAACGTTAAGATTGTCGCAACTGAAGCTCCTGACATTGCTTCACTCAAATTCACGCAACAATGGGCTGTTTATTGCAACGCAAAAGAGACGCCGGATAATTCAGAGATATATATTGCTCCGCGTTGGAACGAGATACACGGAACGCCTTGCTGCACTCGCTGGACTGAAGCGACAAGACCTGACAGCCAGTATGTTCATCTAGGTGAGCTTGTCATGCACTTGACTGAAGCGCCGGACGTTATGGTTTCCTCTGCTGAAGTCAGTGTCTTATCTGGATATATCTTACTCGACAGACAGTTTCATACGACGACGTTTATCGCTGGCGCAACACCGGACGATTACGTTCTTGCCGAGAACGGAACCGGCTACATAAAGGGTGAATAATGACGACCTTTACAGTTAATTACAATTTTAATCTGCCTCAAGTTGGTGGCGATAAGAATGCGTGGGGTCAGCTTCTTAACGCGAATTGGGTGTCGATTGATAGTTCTTTAAAGTTAGC